TTATAAAAATGGAGCATTACACGGAACGTATGCGGGTGTAATAGGTAATAGCAATGACTTATTTATTAGTCACGTCTTAACTACTCAAAATGTAACGGACAAATTTACTTTAGCTATTCAAGGACAAGCGGGTTTTTCTTTTACAAGTTTGTTAACTTATACAAGAGGAATAGGTAGTACAGCTGTAAGTTATACTGCAAGCGGAACAAGTCAAACAATCGGAGCGACTATCGATATAGGTGGCTATGCACCTGACTTAAAACTAATTGATTTAATTACGGGTTTAATCAAAATGTTTAACCTTGTTATTATTCCGCAAGATGAAACAACCTACGAGTTAATTCCTTTAGAGTTATATTACAACGATGGGCGTTATAATGATATAAGTGCAAATGTAATTTCAGATGACATTGAATTGAAAAAAACTTCGATGTATAAAAATATTAATTTCAAATATCAAAAATCTGAAAATATATTAAATACTAAATTTGACGACTTGTTTTTGTCTACTCGAAATTTCTCTTACGGGGATTTAGCCTATGAGCAAATTGATAGTTTGGAAAGTTCAACTTTTAGCGTAGAGTTACCTTTTGAGAATGCTATGTACGAAAGAAAAACAAATAGCAACTTTCAAACGATAACTTTTAAAAAGAATGATTTAACAAATTACTTACCGAAACCATTATTAATTTATGATAACGGAACGCAAACAGTAAGTCCAACTATTAGAATTGATTTACTAACAGGAGGGCATCAAATTATAAGTCAATATAGAAGATTCTCAAACGATTATAGTAACGGAACTATACTTACTTTAAATTGGGGAGAAGAAATATCTACTTGGTTTTTAAGTAGTGTTTCAAACGGACTATATAAAAGACACTACGAAAATTATTTAGGTAATATTTTTAATATCAAAAGTAGATTAGTAATTGTAAAATGTTACTTCAATCCTGTTGAGTTAATAGATATTAAATTAAACGATAGAATTATTATTCGTGATAAAAAGTACACAATCAATAAAATGACAACAGATCTAACAAGTGGAGAAACTACACTCGAATTGCTTACAGATTACAGAAGTGGCGAAGTGCCAATAGGTAATAGATTTTCTTTTGAACCATTTTATGAAGTTGATAATACAGAGCAAAGTATTGAAGTTTTATTATTACGAAATGTAAGTCCTGTTATATCGTTACAAGCGTCTTTATTCGGGTGGATTGATTACATAGCTGCGGACTATGATAATGACACTACTATTAGAGTAGATATATCACAAAACACAACTGGAGCTGAAAGGATAGGTTACATTAGTGGCAAATGGGAAGATGAAACAGGAACAAGTATAGACATAGAAATACCAATTATACAAAATGCTTAAACTAATTATTGAAATGCTTGAATTCCAAAAGATAGGAACAAGCGAAAGCGTAGACATAGCGAAAGGAAAATATAAAATTCCTGATAATTTTAAAGAATTTAAAAACCAAATCAAATGGCAATTACAAAAACGATAGAAATTGATGTTAACTCGCTTAAGGCAGTTGGTGGACTTGAAAATTTAGACAAGGCACTTAAACAAGTTGATAAGTCAGCTAAAAGTGTAGACGCTACATTTGAGGAAGTTTATGGAGATTTGCAACCGCTAACATCAAGAATGGGAGAGGCTGAAGATAGACTTTACGAACTTGCTTTAGCTGGTCAAAGTGCTACTAAAGAATATCAAGACTTACTTCAAACAGTTGGTAATTATCGCAAGGTGCAAATGCAAACCGATATGGTTGTTGATGCTGCTGCAACTACTTTTGATGCAAAGTTAGGTGGAGCTTTACAAGGTGTTACTTCTACATTTGCAGGTGTTCAGGGTGCAATGGCTTTAACAGGTGGAGAGAGCCAAAAACTTGAAGAAGCACTTTTAAAAGTTCAGGGTGCAATGGCACTTGCTGAAGGTGTGCGTGGTATTCGTGAGGGTGCAGTAGCTTTTAAAGCATTAGGCGTATCAGCAAGAATAGCTTTAAACGGAATTAAAACAGGAATAGCTGCTACGGGTGTTGGTGTTTTATTAATTGCTTTAGGTGCTATTGTAGCGTATTGGGATGACATTAAAGAATTAGTAGGTGGTGTAAGTTCGGAGCAAGAAAAACTAAACGCTCAAGCACAAGCTAATTTAGACTTACAACAAAGTAAGTTAGATGCAATAGGTGGGCAAGAAAATATTTTAAAGTTACAAGGGAAATCTGAAAAGGATATTTTAAAACTAAAGATTGCTCAAACCGATGAGGTTATAAAAGCAACTGAAAATCAAATTGCACAAAATGATATAACTGCAAAGGCACAAATAGCAGCGTCGCAACGTAATAGAGATATATTAGCAGGAATAATTAAATTTATTCAAACGCCTTTAACTTTATTATTAGAGGGTGTCGATATGGTAGGTAAGGCATTAGGGCAAAACTTCGGACTTGCTCAAGGTTTTAGTGATTTGGTAGATAAGGGTGCGAGTTTAATATTTGACCCTGAAGCGGAAAAAAAGAAAGCCGAAGAAACACGAAAAGAAAGTTTAAAAGGGTTAGAGAAATTAAAAAACGATAGAGCAGGTTTACAACTATCTATAAAAAATATCGATGACCAAGCAGCTAAAGAAGCAGCAGCTAAACAAAAGGAAAAGAACGACAAAGCACTTGAGGCAGCAAAAGCACAAAAAGAAGCTTTAAAAAACATTGAACAAAATGCTTTAAAAGCTATTGAAGATTTAAAAGCTAAAACAGAAGTTGAAAAAGTAGCACTTCAAAAGCAAAGGGATTTAGCGGAATTAGATGCTTTAAAATTAACTGAAGAAGAAAAAGCAAAAGCACGTTTAGCAATATTAGAAAAATATAAAATTTTAGAAGCTGAAGCAAAAGTAAAAGATGCACAAACAGCTAAAGACGAAGCTCAAAAACAAAAAGATGAAGCCGAAAGACAAGCTAAAGAAAGAGAGGATATAGCACAAAAAGAAAGAGAATTTAAAGAGCAACAATATAGAAGTACTTACGATAACCTACAAAACATTTTATCTTTAGGTGGTGGTAAATTAAACAAAGTTGCAAAGGCTTTAGCTATTGCCGATGTAGTTAGAACTGCTACAAAATCTGTATCAGAAACTATTTCAAGTATAGGTATAGCAAATGCGAAAGCAGTTGCAGCAAGTCCATTGACAGGAGGTATGCCTTATGTTGCTATTAACACTTTGAAAGGTGCATTAACTATTGGTTCAACTATTGCAAGTTCTATTAAATCAATTCAAGCAATTAAAGGAGATAGCACAAGTGTTAGTAGTTCAAGTGCTCCAAGTGGTGGAGGAGGTGGAGGGGGTGCTGCTCCTGCTCCAAATTTCAACGTAGTAGGTAATAGCGGAGTAAATCAAATTGCTCAAACGTTAGGAAATCAGCAACCTGTTCAAGCGTATGTAGTCGCAAACAATGTAACTACTCAACAAAGTTTAGATAGGAACATAGTAAACAACGCAAGTTTAGGATAACAAAAAAGCCACCTCAAAAGGGTGGCTTTAATGATGATTAACTTTAAAAATTTGACCTTATGATAAAATCCTCAATGCAAATATAAAACAAATTTTTAATTATAGTGTTTTAATTTAAAAAAAGATATGAATTTAATCGAGTTAATTATAGACGAAAAAGACGAGTTGAGTGGAGTTGATGCAATTTCAGTTGTTGAAAGTCCTGCAATCGAGTCAAATTTCGTAGCGTTAAAGTCCGAAGAAATTAAACTCGCTCAAGTAGATAGCGAAAAACGTATTTTAATGGGTGCAGTTTTAATTCCTGAAAAACCTATTTATAGAAAAAACGGAGAGGATGAATACTATATCTACTTTTCAAAAGATACCGTAAACAAAGCAAGTCAATTATTCTTTAAAAATGGTAATCAAAACAATTGGACTTTAGAACACAATAAAGAAATTAAAGGCTTGACAGTTGTTGAAAGTTGGATTGTAGAAGATACTCAAAAAGATAAAAGTGCAATTTACAATTTATCAGTTTCTGTTGGTTCGTGGATGGCTTCGGTAAAAGTTGAAGATGACACTATTTGGAATGACTACGTTAAAACAGGAAAAGTAAAAGGGTTTTCTTTAGAGGGTTACTTCGCTGATAAATTAGAAGAAAAGAAACAACTATCTAAACAACCGAGTGTTATCGAACAAATAAAACAAATTATAAATAAATATGAAAACAAAAAGTAAAACAAGTCCGAAAGGTGGTAAGCGTGGTTGTCTATGTGATGACGATACTTATAGTAAAGAATGTTGCAATGGTGATTTACAAAATCAAGGAATTGGTAAAACCACAGGAGTAGATAACGTAACCATTACAGAAAATAACGGAGTAAGAGTAATAACAAGAATAAACGGATAAAAATGACACCACAAGAAAAAAACGTATTTGGTAAATTATTTACAAAAACTGAATTAGGTTCTCAAAAGATTGAATTAGCTTTAGTTGATGATTTTGAAACAATTTTTGAAAAACAAAATAATGAACAAGAAAGCATTGGTCAAATTTTAATTAAATCTTTAGCTAAAGCAGAAACAGATTATAAACAAAATTTACAAAATTTACAAAATGCTAAAAAAATAGGTGATGATTTAATTTCTAAAGCAAAAGATTTAGGAATTGATTTACCAGCTGGAATTATAAATCAATATAAAACTATTGATGTAATGATTAAAGAAAATCAAACTTATTTATCTAAAATAAGTCAAATGTATTCTATGTTTTAATATATAAATATTTAATTGTTAAAAGGGTGCTTTATTAGTACCCTTTTTCTATTTCAATATTAACTGCTAAATAATAAGTATATTGTGCTGAAGGATAATCTAAAACACTTAATATCTCATCAACCGAAATTAACGCACATTTTTTAGCTTGTGCTTTTGACATAACATAAATTATATCACTTTCAATATGCATTTTATCTACTAATTCTTTTGCTTTTTCTTTTGGTGTTAGCATCATTATAATCCTTTCTCTTTTTTAAACATTTCAATTAATTCTTTAGGTGTAAATCTTTCATTAAGATTATCGCTTTCTCTTAAAGTAAATTCATACCAATTAGCAAAATTAATGGCAAATTCATCTGCTATTTTTTCGCATCTATATGCGTTGTGCCTATAATAAACCTTACTTTTTATAAAATCAGTATTTAAACTTTTAAACTTTTCTTTTAGTTTCATAATTTAATTTTTTAAAGTTTAAACAAATCTACAAATAATTTTCAAAAATACAACAACATTTTAACAAACGTGTTTTAATTTAAAATAATATTAATATGTCAAACGTACTAACAGAAATCAAAAGGCTTTTAGGGATGGAAATCCAATTAGAGCAAATGACTTTAGACAATGGTACTGTTATCGAAGCGGAAATGTTCGAAGCAGGTCAAGCAGTGTTTATAGTTAATGGTGAAGATAGAGTTGCATTGCCAGTAGGTGATTATATTCTTGATAACGGAATGATTTTAGTTGTTGCAGTTGAAGGCGAAATTGCTGAAATCAAAGAAGCTACACCTGCTCAAGAGGAAACTCCTGAAGTAGAAGTAGAAGTAGAACAAGCTGCTGAACCTACTGCACCTAAAAAAGTAATCGAGTCAACTGTTAAAGAGTCGCATTTTTCAAAAGAAGATGTAGATGCTTTAAAGTCTGAAATCGAAGCATTAAAAACAGAATTAGCGTCTATGAAAGAAGTTAAAGAAGTAGAATTATCTGCTCAACCTTTAACTCATAATCCTGATGCAAGACCAAACGTTGAAAAAATCTTATACTCACAAAATAGAGTAATGACAACTTTCGACAAAGTAATGAGTAAAATTGCTAACTAAATAAATTAATAAAAAAAAATGGCTACTACAACAAGTATCACAACAAGTTATAGCGGAGAGTTTTCAAAGAAATACATCTCTGCTGCATTATTATCAGCTCCTACTATCGACAATGGTGGGATTGAAGTAATGCCAAACGTAAAGTACAAATCAGTTATCCAACGTTTAGCAACGGATGGAATCGTTAAAAATGCGACTTGTGCTTTTGACCCAACTTCTACAATTACTTTAACTGAAAGAGTTATTACTCCTGAAGAATTTCAAGTAAATTTAGAATTATGTAAAAAAGACCTTGCAAGTACTTGGCAAAGCATTGAAATGGGAATGTCTGCTTTTGGAGAATTACCAAAATCATTTGCTGATTATTTAATCGGACACGTTTCAGCTAAAGTTGCTGAATCAATGGAAATTTCAATTTGGAGAGGTGCTAATGCTACTGCGGGACAATTTGATGGATTTGTACCTTTAGCTACTGCTGATGCAACTGTAGTTGATGTAGTAGGTACAACTGTAACTGCTGCAAACGTTATTGCTGAATTAGGAAAAGTTGTAGACGCTATCCCTGCTGCACTTTACGGAAAAGAAGATTTATATATCTACGTTTCTCAAAACGTTGCAAGAGCTTACGTAAGAGCTTTAGGTGGATTCGGAGCTTCAGGTTTAGGAGCAAACGGAACAAACGCACAAGGTACTCAATGGTTTAACAATGGTTCATTATCTTTTGACGGAGTTAAAATCTTTGTTGCTAACGGATTGGCTAACAACTATATGATGGCTGCTCAAAAATCAAATTTATATTTCGGTACAGGTTTACTTAATGATATGAATGAGGTTAGATTAATTGACCAAGCAGAAGTAACGGGAGCACAAACTGTAAATGTAATAATGAGATTTACAGCAGGTGTTCAATATGGTATCGGTTCAGAAATCGTATTATATACTCCAGCATAATTTTAAATTAATATTAACTGAAAAGGGAGGTAAAATGCCTTCCTTTTTTTTATAAAACAAATATATACTATGGCTTGTGATTTAACATACGGCAGAAAAGAAGTTTGTAAAGATTCAGTAGGTGGCTTAAAAGCGGTTTATTTCGTGAATTATGGCGATGCTACTGGATATACATACGACGTAACAAATACAGATGTAATTGATGCGGTTGCAGGTACTCCATCTGCATACAAATACGAGTTAAAAGGTGCAAGTACCTTTACTCAAAATGTGAATAGCTCACGTGAAAATGGAACTACTTTTTGGGAGCAAGTTTTAGAATTGACTTTCAAGAAATTAACTGTTAAAGACCATAAAGAATTAAAACTTATGGCTTATGGACGTCCGCAAGTTATCGTAGAAGATAACAACGGAAATTTCTTTTATGCAGGTTTAGAACATGGATGCGATGTAACAGGTGGTACTATTGTAACAGGTGCTGCAATGGGCGATTTAAGTGGGTATACTTTAACTTTAACAGGTCAAGAAAAAGCACCTGCTAACTTTATCGGTGATACTTTAGTAGCTGCTGGTTTCACAATTGTATCGGGTACTTAATTTTTGAACACTAATATTTTTAAAAGCGTATCTTAATCGGTACGCTTTTTTTGTTTAAAAACAATTTTACAATAATTGTGTTTTAATAATAAATAACTATTATGATTATTTTAAGAGAGCAAGAAACCGCACAAACATTAAACGCTATTATATATGGTAGCAATGCCGATACTATTGTTTTAAGAGATGAAGAAACAAATATTGAAACTGAAATTGAATGCGTATTTTCTATTTATAAATACTACGCAACTACTTCAGTTATTTTACCTATAAAAGAAAGTAAATATTATACTTTAAGTATTAAAGATTCAACAAGGAATGATAATGTAGTTTATAGAGATAAAATTTTCTGTACAAATCAAAATTTAGAAAGATATTCTATAAATAATGGGCAATACGTTCAACATACAACAACAAACGAATATAAAATATATGAGTAATATACACATTTTAAATTTAAGTGCTTATACAAGTCCGCAAATAAACGAAAGTAAAAAAGGGCAATATGTAGAGTATGGTGCTGATAATAATTACTTTCAGTTTCTAATTGATAGATATTTATATAGTACTACAAATAACGCTATTATAAGCGGTTGTAGTAATATGATTTATGGAAAAGGTATTAGTGCTTTAGATGCAAATAAAAAGCCTGACGAGTACGCTAAAATGCTTTCTTTAATTAAACCAAATGCATTACGTAAAGTAGCACTTGAAAGAAAACTTTTAGGAATGGCAGCGATGCAAATAGGATACGATAAAGGACAAGTTTCTTTTATTGAGCATTTTCCTATGAATACATTAAGAGCAGAAAAATGTAATGATAAAGGCGAAATTGAAGCGTGGTATTATCACCCTGATTGGGCAAATAAAAAACCGAGTGAAGAAGTAAAAAGAATACCTGCTTTTGGTTTTGGTAATAAAAAAGATGTTGAAATTTTTGTTGTTAAACCTTATTTAACAGGGTTTCATTATTATACGCCAGTAGAGTATTCAGGTTGTTTAACCTACGCTTTAATGGAAGAAGAAATTGCTGATTATTTAATTAATGATATTAGAGGCGGTTTTAGTGGTACTAAAATTATAAACTTTAATAATAATATTCCATCTGAAGAAAAAAGAGAGCAAATTGCAAACGATGTTAAACAAAAATTAACAGGTTCGAAAGGGCAAAAAACAATCGTATCTTTTAACGCAAGTAAGGAAAATCAAACAGAAGTTATAGACGTACCTTTAAACGATGCTCCTGCACACTACGAATATTTAGCAAAAGAATGTTTTGAAAAATTAATTGAAGGTCATAAAGTTACAAGTCCTATGCTTTTAGGTATTAGAGATACAGGCGGAGGATTTTCAAACAATGCAGATGAAATAAAAACTTCTTTATTGATGTATGATAATTTAGTAATCAAACCTTATCAATTAGAAATAATTGAAGCGTTAGATACTATTTTAGCTGTTAATAATATCAAATTAAAATTATACTTTAAAACGATACAACCTTTAGAGTTTACCGATTTAGAAAATGCACAAACAGCGGAACAAGTAGCAGAAGAAACAGGACTTACTTTGTCGGCACACACGCACCCTGATTTAGCAGAAGCATTAATTGACAAAGGCGAAGTTTTAAGTGATGAATGGCACTTAATAGATGAAAACGAAGTTGATTATGAACTTGAAGATGAATTAGATTCTGAAATTGAAAAGCTAAATAAGAAAAAAGAACAAAGTTTATTTTCTAAAATAGTAAATTTAGTAAGTACAGGAACTGCAAAACCGAGAACAAAGTCAAAAGATGACAAAGAAATAGATGGTGTTAATTTTATAACTCGTTATGTTTATAGTGGCGATACAAAAGGCGAAAGGGATTTTTGTAATAAAATGTTAAGTGCTGAAAAAGTATATAGAAAAGAAGATATTTTAGCAATGGATGACGTATCAGTTAACGCTGGATTCGGTAAAAATGGTGCTGATACTTATTCTATATGGTTATACAAAGGCGGAGCAAGATGTAATCATAAATGGCTTCGTAGAACTTATGCAAGTTTTGATACTAAAATAGACCCTACAAATCCAAATGCAAAACCTTTATCTATTGCAAAAGCTGAAAAGTATGGTTATCGTTTAAGAAATCCAAAAGAGGTTGCAATGAAACCTAAAGATATGCCTTACAAAGGTTATACTAAAGAGTATTGGGAGAAAAAAGGATTTAAAAACTAATTACTATGGCATACGCATTATTAATAAGCACAGAAGACGTAAAGAAATTTACAATTACAAATGGTAATTTAGATGCTGACGATTTTATCGAATACATAAAAATTAGTCAAGATATTACCATTCAAAATTATTTAGGTACTAAACTTTACGAAAAGTTACAAGAATTGATTTTAAATGACGAAATAAATAACAATCAGTATTTAGCTTATAAAACTTTATTAACTACTTATATCAAACCTATGCTTATTCATTGGGCAATGGTTTATTATTTGCCTTTCGCAGCATATACTTTAAGTAATAAAGGTTTATTTAAACATACTTCTGAAAACTCTACAAACGTAGAAAAAGCAGAAGTAGATTATTTAGTTGAAAAAGAAAGGGATATTGCAGAAAGTTATACGCAAAGATTTATTGATTTTATGTGTTTTAATCAAAATACATATCCTGAATACAATTCAAATTCAAACGATGATGTTAATCCTGATACAAATAATTTCTATGCAGGCTGGCAAATATAATAAACCAAAAGTTGAGAATTTTAAAAAGCTAAATTTATATTTAGCAAAAGTTGAACAATTAAAAAAGATACAAAATGAGCGATTGGGGTCAAGGAGCGAAAAATAATAATATAGGTTGGGGACAAGGAGCAGTTAATAATGATATTAGTTGGGGTTCTGTTCACGCTAATAGTTGGTCAGGCGATACTAATATAGTTGGGTTTGCTTATGATGCAGATTACCAAGACATATTGAATAGAGCTGTTGCACTTGGTTATACTTTACCAAATGATGCACAACAAATTGTACAAAATCAGTTAGTTTTAGATTTAAAAGAAGGCGGTGTTTGGTCTAAACTCGATGTTTTTTATGTTTTTGCAACTGGTACAGGTGCTACAAATGCATTTGCTTCATTGAATTGGAAATCACCAACACTATATCAAGGAACATTAACAAATCCATTAACTTTTGCTACAAATGTTGGTTTTACTAATAATAGCACAGGTTCTATTTCAACAAACTTTATACCATCATCTCAAGGAGTGAATTATCAAAAAGATGATGCGAGTAGGTTTGCTTGGATTCAAAACGTTGGTATCGGTTTTATAGATGGTATTATGTCTAATGGCGTTAATAGGATGACTTTTGCAGGAAATCCTGATACACAAAATATCAACAACGGAACAACAAGTAATGCTATTGGTGCTTTATCAGGAGTAGGATTGAAGTCAATAAATAGACCAGCTAATAACCAAATAAGACTTTTTCAAAATACGACTTTAAGTGTAAGCGGTACTACTACAAGTACAGCAAGTTCCCCAGCTGCTCAATTAATTTTTAGGTCATCTGGAGGTTCAACTCCAACAATATTAAATTATGGTACTCATACAATTTCTGTTTATGGTATGGGTGCTTCTTTAGTTACAGCAGGAGGAAATGCAACTTTGAACACAAACTTATACAATGCAATTAATACTTATATGACAAATTTAGTTTAATATGATAGTTTTACATCCAAATACAGAACAATACAATGCTTTAGATGGGTATACAAATGGCGTTTGCAGGTTAGAGTTTATAAAAGATGGGGCAGGTAAATGGTTTATAGGTCTTGATGCACTTACATACGAACCATTTCAGCCAATCCATAACCAATTAAATGAGTTAGAAAGAATTGAATATACACCTTGTATAGATGAGTAGAAAAGAAAAAATAGACTTATTCCTATCAAAATGGGTAAGTAGAAAATTAACTGTTTTCGTGGTAGCTTCTGCTGGTTTATTTTCAGGAGTTATTACGTCAACGGATTGGGTAATTATTGGAACTTCTTACATAACTATTGAAGGGGTTACTACTATTGTTGAACGCTTAATGAAAACAAGAAATGTCAATTAACGATTTAAGATTATACTCATTGAATACACTTACAATGGCAATTAGCTTTTCAAATGTAGAGGCTACATTAAAAATATTATTACTATGCGTTTCTATTGTTTATACGATAATGAAAACTATTGAATTAATTAAAAATAAAAAAGATGGCAAAGATAACAAAGAACTTTAGTCTTGAAGAGTTTAAGTGCAAAGATGGTTCAGATATTCCAAACTCCGCACTTTTAAATATTGTTGAACTTGCACGTAATTTAGAAGTTTTAAGAACTGCAATAAATAAACCTATTACAATTACAAGCGGTTACAGAAGTCCTAAATACAATGCTAAAATAGGAGGTGTAAAAGATAGCCAACATTTAAGAGGTACTGCTGCTGATATTAAAGTACAAGGAATGACACCTAAAGAAGTAGCTTTAGTAATTGAAGGACTTATTGAAAGTGGTAAAATGAAAGAAGGCGGTGTAGGAATTTATCCAAGTTGGGTTCATTACGACTATAGAGGAAGAAAGGCACGTTGGTAACGGCGATAATCGCCTTTATTGTCCGTAATAACAAACAAAAAAACCGCTACGTTAATAGCGGTTAATTTTGCCAGATTTCGAGTTGACCAACTTTTTGTGTTGTTGTGTGATGCAAATATATAAAAAAATATTATGAAACCAAACAAAAACAGACGTTATAGGTTAAATAATGCAGAAGTCAGAAAATTAGGTCTTGAATTTAATTTAAGAAATCGTTACAGACTTTCAAAAGAGCAAGAAGTAGAACTACTAAAACTTCGAGAGCCACAACATCAAATAAGAAGATTATTTTTTGATATAGAAACAAGTCCAAATATATGTTATGCGTGGCGTATAGGTTACAATTTAAGTCTACAACCTCACGATATAATCGAAGAAAGAAAAATAATTTGCATATCGTACAAGTGGGAAAGCGAAGATAAAATACATAGTTTAACGTGGGATAAAAACCAATGCGATAAGCAAATGTTAATCGACTTTGTAAACGTTGCAAATACTGCTGATGAATTGATTGCTCATAATGGTGATAGATTTGATATAAAATGGATAAGAACACGTTGTATTTTTCATAGAGTGCCAATGTTTCCGCAATACAAAACTTTAGACACATTAAAGAAAGCTAAAAACGGATTTAATTTCAACTCAAATAAATTAGATTACATAGCACAATTTTTAGGCGTAGGGGCAAAGGTTCAGCATAGAGGTTTTGATATGTGGAAAGACGTTTTAAAAGGATCTAAAGAAGCAATGAAAGAAATGGTTGTTTATTGCGAAGGCGACATTATAGTATTAGAAGATGTATTTTTAACAATGCAAAATTATATTAAACCAAATACACATTCTGGAGTATTAGGAGGTAATTTAAAATATAGTTGTAGTTGTTGCGGTTCAGAAAATGTAACTTTGCTTAAAAATAATGTTACTGCTTTAGGAACTATTAAAAGACTTATGCAATGTGATGACTGCGATAGCACTAACGAAATAGGTAATAGTGCTTATATGAATTATTTAAAATTTAAAACAAATAACTTTTTATGAAAATAGAAATTCAAGCATACGGAAAAAAATATAGTTTCGAAAGTGAAGATAATGATTTCACAAGTTCAGAAGTTATAGAAATAATTGTTAATCTATTAGTTAGTGCAGGTTACTCAAAAGAAAATATAATCGAAATAATGAATCAATATGAAGTATAGTATAATATTACTTTTAGTTTTAATGTCTTGCGGAACTATAAAAAAGTCAAGTTCAGTTATCGAGGAAAACAAGACTACTGAAACCGATATAACAAAGTTTAGTAATAGCTTTACTTTAGAGCCTGTAAATCTTGACAAACCTATACTTTTAGGAAAAGATACAATTTACAATACAAGGGTTATTTATAACAATTCTAAAGAAACAATTAAGGAAAAGCAAAACATCGATTTTAAAGAAGAAAAAAAAGAAAAACAAATTGACTATTCAGAAACTATTAAAATAGTCGCAAATCGGTTTATATGGCTTATAGGGATACTATTTGTACTGCTCTTTGTTTTGAATTGGATAAAAAATAAAACCACTCTATTTTGAGTGGTTTTTTTTAATTTCATCATAAAGTATTTTTTGTCTATTAAATAATGCAACAAGCATACAAATAACAAATAATTTAAAAAGTATTTCCATATTTATTTATTTAATTTTTAACAAATGATTGGCGAGATTAAAACCATCGCCAATCAGGCTGTTATAAGCAATTGCTAAGAACCTGCTTCCAATTGACTTTTTCGCCACAATAAGGACAGTAAACAAATCTGCTTAAATATCCTTTTCTACCATCTACTATTTGACTTTTAGTTTGTGGTTCGCCATTCAATAAACCGTACTTTTTGAAAGTTGGTTGAATATTTACAATCTTTTCTACTTCATAATCAATAGTAGATTTGTTTACTTTTTCTCCACTAAGAAATCCTACTAAGCAATCGCAACTGCTTATAACAGCAGTCTTGCGTAATGCGGGGGTCTGTGGTTTATCAATTTTTTCTGCCATAATTGAGCATTTGTGGTTTAACAAAGTGTAGTGCATTTTAAGCCCGCACTAACGCAAGGCTGCAAAACGTTAGCAAACAGCTTAAACAAAACCCTGCAACAAATCAGGATTTTCAAAAATGTTGCCTATTACTTCATATTCGTAACCCCAATGTTTTCTCAATTTTATGTAACTGCTCCCATATTGCATTACAAAAGCATTTACTTCTTCTGTAAAAATAATTTTATGAGTAGTAGTCATTTTTTGTCCAGTCCAATTCCCCACACTTCTTTTATAAGTTACAATATCTCCTTCAAAAATTTTACTTCCGTTTTTATCTAATAATCCTGTAAACTGCATTATATTTTTACAGTCAGAATAATGGTGCATAAAACTTCCTAACGTTTCTAAATCGGGTTCGCCTTGTATAGCCATATAATCCCCTAAAGTTGATTCAATCCACGCTCTGAAACAAAGCCGATTTGCTAACACGTGTTTGGAGCAATGCGGGGATTGGTCTTTAATTTTAATTTCAGTCATATTTGTTTAGTTTAGTTATTAATTGAAAATTGGTGCATTTTTAGCCCGCACTGCACCAAGCACGGGAACGTTAAACCAACTCCCAAGCCTTAACCTCTATTTGTTTAAACTCTTTGTCTAACTTTAATTGTAAATCTAAACACGCTTCAATTATTACTTTATTTTTAATAGGTATTTCAGTTCTAAAATAATACTCTATTGTTGAAGGTTTAACGTGCAACTTCCTTGCCATATTATCGACAAATGATTTTCGGTCTATTAGTTGTTGTAGTTTGTGTATCATAATTTTAAGGTTATACGTTTAAATTAATTTTTTATTTTAAGGCTATAGCTTTAAATTTCCACAAATATACAAACTATTATAATACAAATAACATAGCAACGTTATTTATAATGAATATAAATTAACATCATTATGTTGTTTATCTAAAAAAAGATATTATATTTGCTCTATCAAAATAACAAATTATGAAAACAATTATCTTTTTATCAGTTGCAACTATCGGAATGAGTACCGATAATTTTTTAGTAATGTCAGGTGCATTGCTTATATGTGGAATATTAATCTTTAAAAAACAATAAAATGAAAACACTTTGGAAAAAATTAAGCAAGGAAAACAGAGAAAAAATCAAATCAAGTCCTTACAAGTATTTAGCAACGAAATTGCAATACGAGTTAAAAAGTGAGGTTGCATGGACTAACTTACGATTTGAGAGCATTATATTTTTAATGCAAAATACAACAGGCGAAAAAACATTAATCGAAAACGTGGATAAATTATTTGATAATGAATAAGTACATAGTATATTATTGGCGGTTTAAAAATGACGATTGTGTCGACTGCGAAAAGATAATTGAAGCATTGAATTTTGATGCAGCGTATAACCATTTTAGAAGTAACAATCCATTTGTAAAAATTAGAGAAATAAAAGAATTATGAAAAATAAAGAAACACTTGAAGAAGCTGGAATGTATCAACAAGAATTATTTAATTATCTATATGATTTAGGTGTTACTGCGTTACAAAGCGAAATGCAGGAAATTGAAAGAATAGTTTTGAATATGCAACAAGAACAAGACAAGAATAAGTATAGTAAAGAAGATTTAAAACAAGCTTTTGAGGATTCAAGAAAGGCTAATATATTTGAAGAAAATAAGCCACCGCTTTATAAAGATTTTGAAGAATGGATTAACCAATTAAAAGATAAATAAGATGAAATTAGTAATAGAAGTAATAGACGGAAAATGGACTATCAATGGAAAGTCATTCCAAGAATTAACACCAAACGAAAAAAACGCATTAGACCAATTTATAAAATCATACGAATAATGACATATTTAGACGAAACATTAAAGCAAAATAAAATACAAGATTTAATTAAACAATCTGAAAAAAGAGGGTTTATAAAAGGTAATATTTTTAAAGATGTTCATAATAGAGAAGAATATGAAATAGATCAAATACTTTATCATCACGATAGCCAAGACTTAAGAAACACTTTAGGTGGTTGTATTTATTTTAACGGAAAATGGGCGGAAATAACATCTTATAAACCTGAACAAATCGGAAATTCCGAACAGTTGGAAACGCCAAAACACTACGATAATAGTAAAGGCACACTTTACAAAGTAGCAACCGAGAGAGGATGGAATTCATATCTTTTTGACATAGTTAAAAGATTAGAAAGAGCCGAAAAAAAAGGCGAGTTTAAAACTGATTTAGAAAAAAGTATTAACGTTATTAAATTGTGGTTACAAGAAAATGGAAACTAAAGAAATGACACAACAAGAATATTTAGAAATAATATTCAATACAGCATTAGCAAAATCAATTTTAGCGAATCAGTACGCATTACACTGCAACGAAGTACTCAAACATAGTAAATATTACAAAGGGCGTTTAAAAGAAGTATTACGCCCTTGTATTAACATATTAATCAATGCGGAGCGTAAAGAGTTTGAAAAAATGGATGATGTAGATACGCAAAGAGTAGATGAAGTTTTTAAAAGTATGGAAAATCTTTTTGAAACTATGAGTAAAAGAGTACTAACTGACTATTACGAAATGGATTTAATTTTAAAAGAGTACGCAAAAAGACCTGAAGAAGTAATGAAAATATTAAATTTGAAGTAATGAAAGTACTATCATTATTTAATGGAATGAATACAGGTCGCCAAGCATTAGAAAACGTAGGTATAAAAGTAGACAAATACTATTCAAGCGAAATTAAACCATACGCAATAGAATTAACTCAACATCATTTTCCTGACACTATTCAAGTTGGAGATGTTACAAAATGGAGAGAGTGGGATATTGATTGGAAAAGTATTGATTTGGTTTTAAGTGGTTCACCTTGTCAAGATTTAAGTTCTTCTGGAAAACGTGGTGGAATTAATGCAGAAAATAGTGGTTTGTTTTGGGTTTTTATAGAAATATTAGAACATATAAAATCATTAAATCCTAAAGTATTATTTCTTCAAGAAAATGTAGGTAGTGCAAGAAAAAAAGATATTGGAATAATGAGTAGAGCATTAGGTTTATATCCTACAAGAATTAATAGTAGTTTGCTTACTGCTCAATTACGTGATAGATATTACTGGAGTAATATAAGAACAAAAAAAAGTATGTTTGATATTATAACAGATATTCCAGCACCAAAAGATAAAGGAATAAAACTACAAGATATACTTACTGATGGTTTTACCAAAAGAGAAAAAAGCAAAACATTGTTAGAACGTAGAAGTTTTTGTTACATTGATGAATTTTCAGACAATGCTCAAAGATTTTTAAAAACAAGAGAAAAGTTTGGAGTAATTGTAATCAATTTAGATAATGGACTTTTAAGAACAGTTAATAAAGTTGAAATGTGTAGGTTACAAGGATTTCCAGATGACTATTGCAATATACTTAATGTAGACAAATCTCAATCATTATTAGGTGATGGTTGGACTTTACCAATAATAGAACATATTTTTAAATTTATAAAATTATGAAAATGACATTATTAAAAATTTCTAACAATTTAGGAGTTGATAGAGTAACGCTAAAAGAAATAGCAAAAGCACACAAATTAGAATATATAGAAAAAGATGGAATGAAATTTTATAATATATTTGACCTTCAAAGATTAGTAAAAAATACAACCGTTACACTTTATAGACCTGTTTACATTACTGAAACATACCACATTTACGAATCAAAGATGAATTATGAATAATAAACTAAAAGAAATCTTCCTAAAAGAAGGAATGAGCCAAAGAGAATTTGCAAAAGAAACTGAAATAAGCTATTCACATTTAAACCACATTTTGAATAATCAAGTAGTTTGTTCTTTTGAAACCTTGCAGAAAGCTTGTAAAAAATTAAATTATAAAATCCGTGTCCAAATTATCGAAGCGTAAAAGCATAGTTTTAGTAGGAAAGCGAATCCCTACATCCTACGAAATTCAAAAAGAAACTACTTTAAAAGCTAAAGAAGTTTTAGAGAAAACAAAAGAAATGAATCACATAAAAAATAAACATGTACGTTATGACATTAAGAGAAAAGTTTAAACCTAAAGTAAGTATTAATACAGATGGAGAGGCTGGAAGATACGCAAAACAATGCGAACAAATAGCAGACGATTACGCTATTGAAATTTTAGAGACTTACCACAATAGCTTATTTAATATTCCGTTAAAAGAAGGAGAGGCTAAAAAAATTGTAGAACATATTAAAAATAGATTATGAAACAAACAAACCTACAAAGAATTAAAAGAGTAATTAATTTCTACTATAAAAGAGGTTGCAATAAAGAATCGGTAAACGAACTATATAAAAAAATATTAAATGCAAATAACAGATAAAATAACAATAACGAATGAAGATAATATGTTATTAATGGCACGTTATCCTGATAATTATTTTGACTTGGCTATTGTAGACCCGCCTTATGGTATTGATGCAGGTAAAATGACTATGGGAAGTGGAAAACATAATTTTACAAAAGGTAAAGATTGGGATTCTGCAATACCTAATAAAGAATATTTTGATGAATTATTTAGAGTTTCAAAAAATCAGATTATTTGGGGTGGAAATTATTTTTATTTACCATTAAATAATAATTGGATAATTTGGGATAAATTAAATCCCAACTTAAGTTTTTCAGAAGGTGAGATGGCTTGGTGTTCTATTAAAAAAAATGTAAGAATATTTAAACGATATTCTGCTATGGAAGACTACGATGGAAAAAAACAACACCCTACACAGAAACCAATTAAGCTTTATGAATATTGTTTAAATAAATACGCAAAAGAAAACGATAAAATACTCGATACACATTTAGGTTCAGGTTCAATAGCAATAGCTTGTCACGATTACGGATTCGAATTAACAGCTTGTGAATTAGATAAAGAGTATTACGATAAAGCAATACAAAGAATAAAAAATCACATTTCACAACAAAAACTTTTTTAATTAACAAAATAATGTTATATTTGCATAACTTTAAAAATCAAAATTATGGGAGCACTTCCGAAAATTCAAGACATTTATAGTGATAAATTATCAGTACAAAAAAATGATATATTTGTTACTTTAATGAATCAACCGCCTAACCAAACGTGGGTTAAAGAACACCCTTTTATTCGTGGGTATAAATACCTACCTATTGAAAGAATTGAATATCTTTTAAAAACTATTTTTAAATCTTATAAAATAGAAATTACAGGACAAGGTCAATCTTTTAATGGCGTTTGGGTAACTGTTAGAGTTCATTATTTGCACCCTATTACGGGTGAATGGCTTTTCCATGATGGAATAGGAGCAAGTCAATTACAAACAGCTAAAGGAACAAGTCCAGCAGATTTAGCAAATATTAATAATGGTGCTTTAAGTATGGCTTTTCCTGTTGCTAAAACAATAGCGATTAAAGATGCTTGTGATTCTTTTGGTAAATTGTTTGGTTCTGACTTAAATAGAAAGGATATTATTAACTATTCTTTAGACACGACATTAATTCCTTTAGATGAAACGCACCCAAATTGGGACAAAGTTTGTCAAGCGTTAAAAAGCAAACAATTCACTATTGAAGATATTGCAAACAAATATGAAATTTCAGAAACTATAAAACAAAAACTAAATGAACTTTAAAATTAGAGCAAGTGCGAGTGGTAAGATAATGACCAACGCACGTAGTAAAAGCGAACTACTTTCAGAAACTACAAAGACATACGTTAAAGAGTGGTTAATTGAAAAAATTTACGGAATCCGTAAAGAAATAAAAAGCAAGTATTTAACAAAAGGTTTGAAGTTAGAAGATACTGCAATTGACAAAGCAATAGAATGGTTAGATTTACCATTTACTTTGAAAAATGAAAAGTTATTCGAAGATGATTTCTTTTGTGGAACGCCTGACTTAATTGTTGATAATGTTGTTTATGATATAAAATGCAGTTGGGATGCTTTTACTTTTCCACTTTTTGAAACTGAAATCCCAAATAAAGATTATTTTTATCAATTACAAGTTTATATGCACTTAACAGGTTGCAGAAAAGCGGTTTTAACTTATGTTCTTTTAAACACGCCCGAAGAACTAACCTATGAAGATAAACATAATTACGATAATATGG